TCCGTCCCCAGCCTCATTGGACAGAAGAAGACAGGCATCAAGTAGATGTTGCAATATCCTTTTTGAAGGACTATGCGGATAAGGGATATGAGAATGCCGTAGCTTGTATTGATTGGTTAAACTCGAAGATATATGGCAACACTTGTGAATAAGAATAATCGGGAGATTAAAGTAATTATCCCTAAGATGCGTGAGTTTCGTACATTCTATTCCGACAATGAAGGCGTAATTGGAATGTTCTTCAAACGAGATTGGAAAGAAATTAAGGACGAGCCTCATTGGAAGCCCAGCGAGGAGCAGATAGCGGCGCTACAACACGCCATTGATGCTTGCGAATGTGAGTGGGGATATGAAGATTCCGAACTCCGTAGTTTATTGTCCGACCTTCTTTTATTATGAACAGACACAGTCACAAGACTTATCAAGTTATCGGGAAAATTTTTGGCCTTAAATGAATATAATGACACTTGAAGAAGCAATAATACACTGCAAGGAAAAAGCCTGTGGTAACACACAATGCGCCCTTGAACATAGACAACTCGCAGAATGGTTGGAAGAGTTGAAAGAATATCGCAATAACGCAAGAAAGGAGGAATAACAATGGAAATAAAGAATTTTAAGACGAAGTTTGCTTTGGAGGACGTTGTATACTTTATATATCAAAATCAAATTAGCAAAGGCATTATCACCCGAATTAAGGTGGAGTTTGAGGAAGAGGTGTATATTCATGGCTCATATACGCAGCAAGTGATACGGAAGATTAAGAATTTTTTCAGCGACCACAAGACAAACGTAAAAGTATATTATAGCGTCACGAAAGCTAAGAATGATGATACTTTCTATTGCGCTATTAGTGGTTGTTTTCAAGAATGGGAACTGGCTCCGTCAAAAGAAGAGCTTTTCAAAATGCTCTCGAGGGGTATGAAATAGTCAATAATATATGTACCGCAAAGAATCATTCAGTCTAATTCGTGAAATAAAAAAGAATAAAAATAATTAGCACATTCACGAATATATAAATACACGCCTTGGTGGTGAAATGGTAGACACGAGGGACTTTAACGTTACTTAAACAAGAGAATGTGTGAAAATTTAATGTCAAGGCAGCTCCTTGGCCACACTATTCTCTTGGGGAAATAATGCAATATTATATCGACGGATATTGAGCTAGGCAGGAAGTTGGTGAAAGTCCAACGTAATAAGGTACGCAACCTGTGTTATTTCCTACTTAAAGTATAATTTGAGTGCATCAGTCGAAAGGCTGGATGTATAACCTCCCTAAGTCGGTGAAGCCTCAACAGTTATACTGTGGTAACGCCGAGCAAGGTCAAATACTGATGGAAAATCCGAATTAAAAACGGCAAGGCAGTTGACCGTGTGTAGAGACTTTACAGGAGGAGCCTAGAATTGAAATGGGTAGCATCTGAAAGACTGTGTTTCGCTAGTAAGCAGTCGCCCAACTTCGAAGATTTCAATATGGCTAAGACAAAGTCCAGACCACAAACAATATAAGGAGTTCAATTCTCCTACTAGGCTAAAGACCCGGTGAACGAGAAGTCGTTATATGGAGATATTGGTAGCGAAAGCTATAGTGGTACGAAAATCCCTTGGCCCGAAAAGGCCGTGCGGGTTCGATTCCCGCCCGAGGTACTAATACCTATTTATATGTTATTATCAGAGTTAATTAATGATTTAGTGAGTAAGATAAATACTAATGGCGATGGCCAAGTATTTGTGCGGTTAGAACATGGATTATGTTGTAATCCTGAAGTTAACTGTGATATAATAGAAGAAACAGTTTTAAATGATGAAACTGATAAAAAACAAATTTTAAATAGATTTGTTAGATATAAAATAAAAGCAAAATAAATGCGTTGATGTAAATATTAAAGAGTTTAAACAATTGTTAGAACGCATTTAGTATAGCACCTTAGCTCAGTCTGTTAGAGCAATGAACTCATAATCCATTGGTCGTAGGTTCAAGTCTTACCAGGTCCACAAAATATTATGAAAAAGTTTTTATCAAGATTTATTATAATAGTTTCCATAGTAGTATTATCTTTAGTGGAATGTGTTAAAATAGAAGATAAAGAACCACAAAAATATGATACAGTATGGGAAATGTTATATAAAGTAAATAGCGTAGAGTATTATTATAAATTTAACGGTAAAGAAGATTCATATTACGCTATTTATTCAACAATCAACATGTACATATTAATAGTGTATTTAGACAAACAAAGTACAACTGCTATACATAATTTCAAATCTAAAGATAGAATAGAAGTTGTTTACTTTAATAAGATTTGTAAGTTACAATGTGACTGAAGCGCATTATACGTTAATAGCGGCCTGGTTGTACGGAGGAAAGCATTGTGGTTGATGCTCTCGATGAAAGAATGGTTTGACTCCCTCCACTTCGTACAGTAAAGCCAGTAAAATCGTTTTTATATGAAAAGTTTTAATGTAATCAATTGGAATCCCAACAGTAAAAATTTTGAGAAATTCGATGTAATTCCATATTTCGTTGAAGTGTACAATGAAGGAAGAAAGAGACCTCAAACATTACAGCAATTTAAACAATTCATAAATGAAGAGGCTCAATATCGATTTTGGGGTAGATGCGAATATGAAATTATTCTTGTGGATTGGCCATGCCAACAGAAACAAGAAAAATGGGATGTTTATAAACAAATAACAATGAATCTTGAAATAATAGCAAAGATTGTAATGCAAGAAGTATTATAATATTTTTCGAGATGTCGCCTAGTGGCTATGGCGCTTGGTTTGGGACCAAGATATCGGAGGTTCGAGTCCTCTCATCTCGACGAACAATCTTTCTCACGTTAGATTTGTGTTGGTTGTTTCTTTATGCCTGTAATATGGGTTTGTATCTATATTACAGGCATTTTTTTTATTGAAGTTAATTACAGTTACATTATATGGACAAGATTTTACAAGAGATTAAAAGACTCATTACTAAGTACTATCCCAAAGATAGAACATTAAATGGTAATGAATTTGAGCGCGGTCGGCAATCAATCTGTATTGAGTTAGCCGATATTTTTGACCCAATCAATAATAAGAATTCAGAACCAGAATTTGTTTTTGAGCCAGGTCAAGTTATTTATAAGCGCAAAGTAGTTGCGAAACAAATGGCGGGTTGGCATAATGTAGTCACCGCATTTGCTGGAAACGGTATATCAGTAAGTACAGATATGCCATATGATAATCAACTTGAAGGTCAAACTTTTGAGATTATTATTAGAAAAGCGGTAGATAAAAAGAATCAAGATGAACCTCAAGACTTCGAAGAGGAGCTTAAACCAATAGATAACGCTCCGAAGCCAAAGAAAAGAAGAAAGCTAGAAAACATCGCGGTTGCAGACGGCATATATGCTCAAATGCAGGCAGAATACGAACAGGCACAAGCTGCTCAAAATAATGAACACGCACAACGTGATATAGAATTCTACTGGAATATAGTTAATGCACAAGCAAGGCAATAATTATGAGTAATCAAGGTGTTATATCTATGGGTATCAAATTACCCATTGTTAAACAGGGTGATAATCTTCGCAAATTAGTGGTAGATTATGTAATTAATTCTGCATATATTAATGACCATGATATTATTGGTATTACAGAATCTGTTGTAGCTCGTTGCGAAGGTAATTATGTTACCGTTGATGAAATAGCCAAAGAAACAGAAAGAATATTTGGTAAGAATCCAGTAATACAAGTAACATATCCTATCTATTCTCGTAATAGGTTTTCTATGATACTTAAAGGAGTAGCTCGTGCTTGTAAAGCTATAATCTTTATGTGTCCGCCATCTGATGAAGTTGGTAATCCTTGGCTTGTTAATCCTTGGACTGGAGTAAACATTAAGGAATATTACAAACAAATTGTAGAGTCTGAAAACTGTATATTTCTAGAGCCAAAAGATAATAATAAAATTATCAAAGATTGGTTGGAAAACAAGAAATATCTTGTTTGTAGACTTCATAATTGGACATTAGCTGCTAAATTATTTGGTAACAATGTTAAAGTTGCAACATTAGCTGATTACTTTAGCGATAAATGTGAATATGGTTTACTTGGTTCTAATAAAGCTAATGAAGAAACATTAAAACTATTTCCATCAGTAAAATATGCTCAAGAACTTGTTTATGGTATTCAAGAAGATATCAAGAAACAGATAAACAAAGATGTTGAAGTAATGATTTATGGGGATGGTTGCTTCAAAGACCCAGATAGTGGTATTTGGGAGTTTGCGGACCCCGTAGCATCACCATGTTATACTAATGGATTAGTTGGTTCTCCAAATGAAATCAAGCTGAAAGCATTTGCTGATGATAAATTTAAAGATTTATCTGGAGCAGAACTTGAATTAGCAGTAATACACGAATTAGCTAATAAGAAACATAATCTTAAAGGTAGTATGGACTCACAAGGTACAACGCCTAGAAGATATGTTAATCTATTAGCATCTCTTATGGACTTGACCAGCGGAAGTGGAGATAAGGGTACTCCAGTAGTATTAGTTAAAAATTATTTCAAGAACTATATAGATGCTTAAAAAAGAAATACTTTATTCTTTACGAGACATCAGTATCGTTCCAGCAGTATCAACAGATATCAAATCAAGAAAAGAATGTTATCCATTACGATGGAGCATAGAACATTATGATAAATTTTTTCCAATTATTGCATCGCCAATGGATTCTGTCCTTGACGAAACTAATTGGACTGCTTATTGGGATAATAGGATAAATTGTATTATTCCTAGAACTGTTTCAATTGAAGAAAGAATAAATCTATGTAATGCGATATTCTGTGCTTTTTCATTAAAAGAAGCAAAAGAAATATTTCTTGATAAAGATATAAACTCTCAGAAATTCTTCGTATTAATAGATATTGCCAATGGTTCTATGCTTGAACAGATTAATCTTGGAGCAGAACTAAAAAAGAAATATGGTAATAAAATATTTCTTATGGGTGGAAACATTGGTAATCCTCAAACATATCTATTATATGATTCTGCTGGATTTGATTTTCTTCGCGTTGGTGTAGGTTCTGGTAATGGTTGTTTGACTAGTACTAACACAGCAATACACTATCCATATGCATCATTAATTAGCGATATATCAGAAATGAAATATCGTTATCATAGTCATTGCAAGATTATTGCTGATGGTGGCATGTCTGGCTATTCAGATATAATCAAATCATTGGCATTAGGTGCCGATTATGTGATGTGCGGTAGAATATTTGCTCAAGCTGCTAAAACAGATGATGAACTTGGTAAAGAATTAATTTATCGAGGAATGTCCACTAAGGAAGCTCAGAAAGCTATGGGTAATACTGTTTTAAAGACAGCAGAAGGTCGTTCTATTAATATAGTAAAACAGTATACTCTAGCTGGATGGGTTGAAAACTTTGATTCATATCTTAGAAGTGCAATGTCATATTGTGATTCAAGAGATTTAAAAGAATTTAGACAAAAGGCTATTTGCCAAGTAATTAGCCCTAATTCTAGTTCACAGATTAATGACAAATAGCGAAAAAGGGGTCATAGTAGCGACACCAAACCAGGAACCCTGAACCTAACTTGTTGGAGAAAGTAACACGATGAAATCTTAAAAAATCTAATCCAATTAATAGGTGACAGACCACGAGATAATTCTTAAGGAGCGCTGTTAGGGTGTCTTTAGGCCCCCTTAGCTCAGTTGGATAGAGCATGGGATTTCTAATCCCAGTGTCACAGGTTCGAGCCCTGTAGGGGGTACATATAATTTAATCATTATGAAAATATGTGAAGAAATATTATGTCCTAAAAAAAGATTATGTGAGTATCATAGCAACTTATTTGTAATGAATAAGAATGTCAATTATACTGTTGAAATAGTACATAAAAAGAAAGATTATAGTTGTTTTAAACAAAAGGAATTTTACGGTAACTAATACATTTAACATTATGAAAACAGATTGGAGTAATCAAGATGTAGCTCGCCTTAGGTTTTTAATAGAAGAAAACGGTAAGGCAAAAGGAATTCATATCTATGCCAACGAATCTGGCAGAAGTGAGAATTCAATTCGTATAAAACTTTCTCGAATCAATAAAGAGAAAGTAATTAACGATGCTGAGAATGCAGCCTATGAACAACTTTCTGATGAAGAAGAAAACACAAGAACTGCATCTTGGTTTTCAAAAGTTATTGATTTCTTTACTAAGATGTGGTAATGAAAATCTTTAAAAAACATGATGACATCCTTAAAGTTAATAGCGAGATTATTGTATTTCCTAGAGGTTTATATCAAGTACCAAACAATACTATCTTAAAGAAAATTAAACTTCCAAAAGTTTTATTTATACAGTTTAACGATGCATTAGCTAAACATAAGATAGATATTGGTAGTTGTTTCGCTTATGGGAGATTCGATGGAATAAAAGCTATTGGCTTATTGATTACATGTTTTAATGTTAATGATGAAATCGATAATAACAATGGAAGAAAAATAGACTATGAGATGTTATATTCTTCACTTGAAGATTTGAGACATGACATAATGCTTGAAAGAATCACTAAAATTGCATTTTGTATGGATGACCTCATTACATTAGGATGCGACGAGGAGATATTTAAAGCTATGGTTAAACAAGTCTTTGGTAGAATATATAATCCGATTAGCATTACATTTGTTTATGGAAAACAACAGCCTGAAAATTAAAGATGACGTAATCAAATGGATTAAAACATGGTATGCTCAAAATGCGCCATTAACTAATACACCAATAGTAATTGGTATATCTGGTGGCGCTATATCCAATATATTACTTTGTACTCTATGTTCTGCATTGGGTCCAGAGAATATTATTGGAGTTCTAATGCGTGATAGTACTGATATCAAAGCTGATACTCCTGGATTAAATATCTGTGAGTATACAAAAGTTAAGCATGTTAGATTAGCAATCTTTCCTGCAATTAATGCATTAAAGAATGTTATGACTCTTGATGGCAAGGTTAGAATATCTGAAAAAACAGTTAATAACTTGCCAGCAAGAATGAGAATGGTAATGCTTTATGCTTATTCTCAATCTGTAGATGGCTTTGTAGTATCTTCACAAACATTATCAGATAGTTTTATAGGACATAATACTATCTATGGTGATGGATGTGGAGATTTCGCTCCATTTGCCAATCTCACAAGAGAAGAAATCATGCAAATTGGCTTAGAACTTGGTATGAATGAACAATATATCAATATTGAGCCAGACGACATGTTACCAGCATCATTGCCAGATGAAGAAAAGTTTAAGTTCACTTATAAAGAATTAGATTCTTATATTCGAACTGGACTTATCGATAATACTCGCTCTAAAGCATTAATTGATAGAGCTCACGCTATGACCAAGTATAAAAGATTTAAAACAGAATCTTTTAATCCTGGACTTTACGTTTACGAACCCTAATAACATTAATGACAAACGAAGTTAAAGTCGTCCTGACTATCACGGGTATAGAAGGACGCACCCGCCATTTCGCGGGAAAGAAAAAGATGAAGTCTGACCTTGAATTCAAGGACAAAAAGACTGGTAAAAAGTTTGTGAAAACTCTTTACTACAAAATCCCAATTTATGATTATGTGCCAGTTGACCAACGAATCAACTTGACGCAGGCATTCTATAACTATGCCACCTCAATAGAATGTCCAGAATGGTTTTGTGCTAATCATATGCGCAAAGACCTAGTTCGTAAATGGGAACGAATGCCAAAAACTGAGCGCCTTGAAGCTCATCTTGCGCAGATTGCCATTGACAATCATGGTACAGGTTTCACTTACAATGTGTTAGAGGATTAATTTAATCCACAATGCGAAAAGTAACATTTTTACTCCTTTTGTTGGCTTTACTTATCTTCTTTATAGTTGATAAAGTAAACGACAATAACAAACATCCGCCCTTAGTAGGTAATTAAAGAAACAATTATGAACAGACAAGAGATAGATTTATTGGCCTATACATTATTGATGGACCATAAAAACATTCTATTTGAGTGGGCCACTGGCTGTGGCAAAACTAAACAAGCTATTAAAGGTATATCTTTACTTGATAACGATAAACATAATGATGTGCTTATAGTTGTTGCAGAAAGAGCTCACATTAAGAACTGGATAGATGAATTCCACAAATGGGGATATTCATATCTACTTACAGATGTAAATTTCGATATAAAAATCATCTGCTACGATTCGCTTCATCTTCATAAGAATGAAAAGTTCGATTTGGTGATATTTGATGAAGCGCATCATATCTTTACTGAAATAAGAACTTCTATATTAAAACAGATATATTCTGACAGATATATTCTCCTTAGTGCAACTATGGATGATAATATCATCAATGAAATATCTGATATTATAGGGTATGTTATGGTGAGTAAGATATCTCTGCAAGCAGCAATAGATTGGGGATTAGTTCCGGCTCCAAAGATTGTGCTTTATCCATTAAAATTAGATAATGCAATCATGAATCAAACTATTGTTGAAGAACGAGGTAAGGAGGAGAAACGAATTACAGTTACTTGTAAGATACAAGATAAATGGAAATATCTTCGTGACAAGAAGAAATATCCTAATATCAAGCTTATCATGCAAGCAACTGAACTTCAGGCATATAATGAACTTTACAACAAAATAGAATTCTATCGAAAACTATATTTGTCGAACAAATCCGAAGCAATTAAATCTAAATGGCTTTATTATGGATTACAACGCAAGAACTTTCTCGGTCAGCTCAAGGACAAAGCTGCAAAAAGTATCATACAAGATTTCGGCAAAAGTCGGTTTATTTGTTTCTGTACCAACATTGAACAGGCTGAAAGGCTTGGGGGTTCTCACTCGATACATTCCCAAAAGAAAGAATCCTTCGATATAATCGATGAATTCAATGACAAAAAGATTAATAGTCTTTTTGTCGTAGGAATGTTGAAAGAGGGGCAAAACCTTAATGACATTGAGAAGGGTTTAATTATTCAACTTGATGGTAAATTAAGGTCATTCATTCAAAAATCTGGTAGAGTGTTGAGAGCAGAACATCCAGAGATATTCATCATCTATTTTCAAGGAACCCAAGATGAAGTTTATCTAAACAATGCTCTAGAAGGGTTGAACCCAGATTATATTACGTACTATGAAGATTACAATCGATGAAGAAGTATGTAAGAAACACAATTTATCTATTGAAGAAGTCATAGGACTTCTTTATGTCAGATTAACTCGAAACGCACATACTGAAATTGATAAACTAATCAATGATGAAAAAGTAGTTAATGATGTCCTATCAAATGAAATAGTTATTACTCAAAGATGGAACGATGAGGTTGATTCCGTAATACTTGAATCTGATAAATCTCTTCCAAGTGTAGAAGAACTCAATGAATTAGCATCTAAAATGAGAGAACTATTTCCTAAAGGTTTCAAAATCGGAAGTGCCGCTTGGCGTGGTAACATTAGAGAACTTACTATACGATTGCAGAAATTCTATGAATTGTATGGTAATTATTCTCCAGAACAAATTCTTGATGCTACAAAGAGATATGTTAATTCTTTTAATGGAGATTATTCCAGAATGAGAATATTAAAATATTTCATATTGAAGCATGACCCACAAATGGGAGAAGATGGCGTTAAACACGTTGAGGACATATCTGATTTAGCTAATTTTCTAGAAAATGATTGTGTTGAAAACAACCCTGACGACTGGATGATAGAGTTAAGATAACATCTAAAGTTTAGCATAGAGATACCAGTGCTTATTGAAAGAGTAATTGGACAACTCAAAGAAAGACGACAGAACTTATTAGATGGACATATTAATTGTATACCAACACCGTTTCCAAGATTTAAGCATGATTTCTTAGGTATAGAGAGAGCAACTCAGATGATAATTACATCGTTTACTAAAGGTGGTAAACATTATTAATTTTTATTTAATTCGCTTGCATTTTAAATTCATAATGTCTATATTTGCAGAAAATATTAAACATTATGAGTAAAAGTAAATTTTCAAACGAGCAATTAATTGCATTATTAAAAAGTAATTTGTCTTTTAAAGATATTGTAGATAAAACTGGCGCGTCTTCAGTTGCGGTAGCTAGAAGAATGAGACAATTAAATATTTCTACATTTAATTTTAAATTAGATGAGAATATATTTAACTGTATAGATTCTGAAGAAAAAGCATATTGGCTAGGATTTTTATTTGCCGATGGTTATGTAGAAAAAGATAGGCCGAGAATTGGTTTATCTTTAAAAAGTGATGATGAAAACCATCTTATAAAATTTATAAGTTTTTTAAAACATAAAAGAGCCAATATATCACATGGTACAATATCTTTGAATGGGAAGATGTATCATTCTTGTAAATATAGTGTTCAAAATAAAAATATATATGAACACCTTATTAGATATGGATGTGTTCCGCAAAAATCACTAATTTTAAAATTTCCAGATAAAAATATATTTAAATATGAAAATTTAATTTATGATTTTATTCGTGGATATATAGATGGTGATGGATGTATTTGGTTTAATAAAAAAATGATGGTTACATTAGAAATAATGGGAACATATGAATTTTTGAAACAAATACAATGCATCTTTCCGCAAATGACATTGGGTCATAAAGATAAAAGAAGACCAGATTCAAATACATATAGATTAATAGCATGTGCTAATAATGCAATAGATGTGCTTAATAAAATTTATGGTAATGCAACCGTGTATTTAGATAGAAAATATAAAAGATACAAGTTTGCCGTTTCATAAAGTAATTTATGAAATTATTATTGGGCGAAAACGGTAAAAGCTGAAATGCTAATACCGTGCTAACTAATTAAATTACGAAAGGTTAATTAGTAGTGTAGAGCATAGTAGATGAATAAATATAATTCTACCACGAGCGTCCAACATCCATTTGGATGAAAATATATGCCGAGCTATAAAGAAATGAATTTATAGAATTATAAGATAAAAAGCTTATAAGGTAACAATCTGAAAACTCAGTTAATCTTGTATTTATTATTTGAGGCTTTACTCTATCTATTTAAGAATCCTGATAAAGCAAGAATGAAAATATTTTATTTTGTTCTTGAGGAAACGCCAGAAGGTATCACAAATAGGTTTATGTCTTATCTGTTATATAAGATAGATAAGATTCGTATATCTCCAAAAGATTTAAGAAGTACTGATAACGATAAACCTATTCCAGAAGAAATTCTGGATAAATTTAATACTAGTCCATATAAGGAGCTGTTAGAATTCTTTGAGCAGACTTTCATCTTCAGTACTACTGATACTCCAATGGGTATCTATTCAGAATGCCAACAATATGCCGAAAAACATGGTAAAATACATTATACCTATTTCAAATATAGAGATGAATTTGGCGAAGAACAAGAAGGTCGTAATTTCGACCATTATGAGCCAGATGACCCATACGAATATAGGTTAGTTGTAATTGACCATTGTGGCTTATTAAGACCTAGAAATGGACAAAAAGCTAAAGATGCTATCGATGAATTATCTACATCATGTGCAAAATACCTGAGAAACAGGTATTTTTTTACACCAATCCTAATACAGCAGCAAAATGCTGATAAAGAATCAAATGACAGTGTTAAATTAGGCAGAACTAGACCTGATAAGAAAGGTTTAGCTGATTCATCATATACTGCAAATGATTGTAATATATTATTAGGATTGTTTTCTCCAGCCAGATTCGGTTTATCCGAATATCTAGGTTATGATATAAAGATATTCAAAGATAGAATCAGGTTTGTTGAGGTTGTCATTAATCGTGATGGTGAAATGGGTGGTATTATGCCATTATATTTTGATGGTGCAACTAATACATTCGTTGAACTTCCACGACCAGATGACCCAAAGATTCAGGAATGGTATTCTTTTATAAAACAACAAGATGAAAGAAGAGTAAAGCAAAAGGTATTCTTAGTAATTAATAAAATTAAGAATTTAATTAATGGAATTACCAAAAGTTAGAAGTGAGGTAGTTGACTACAATCCAAAATTTATTATTTTCGGTGGTACTCCAAAGAGTGGAAAATCTACTCTTATGGCAAGCCTTGAAAGTAATTTAATTATAGATTGTGAAGACGGCTATCGCTCTTTAAGTGTGATGAAGGTACAAGCACGTAATGCCAAAGATTTATTTGACATTGCGAGAGCTGTAAAGCAGGAGATTGATAATAACAATGGAGAATTTCCATATCGGTTCATAACTATTGATAATGCTTCAAGAATTGAAGAGATGTCATTAGGATTAGCTGCAAATCTTTACAGAAAGACACAAATGGGTGCTAACTGGGGAAAGAAGCTCGGTCCTGATGGCAGACCTTTAAAGGATGCTAATGGAAAACCTATTGATGACCCTAAAGCAGATGTAAGAACGCTTCCTAATGGAGCGGGATATCTGTATCTTAGGAATGCAGTAAAGCAAATCATTGATATGTTTAAACCATTATGCGAGACTTTAATTCTTATTACACATGT